GTTCCTTATGTCGTCGAAGAAACGCTACACGTATCCTAAAACAAAGGATTACGGTCATAGACGCATATTCGACTATTCTTGGAGTCGCGTTCCCGGTAGTCAGACGGTAGGAGGCGTTACAACATGCCTTCCTGCCAACACTGGTGAAAAGACGCGTACTATCAACGTAGTTGGGAAAGTTGTGCTCGGTCGGTCTCCATGGGGTTGGAAGTATCTAATCCCTCGAGGCATAAACGCCACTAGCACACTGTCTGGAACAGTTCAATCCATACGGGCCGGCTCAGGGCATTACAGCTACTACGCTGTACCTGGGTTAAATCCGTCTTTGGGTTACTGTTACAAAGGTTCGGGCTACGGTTCGATGGGACCAGCTTCTACTGGCTCATTTATCGGAGTATCTACCTCTGTATCTGCCTCGGCTGATCAAATAGCCAAAACAAAACTGCTTAAAAAGTATCTCGATGCCCGTTCAACGTTTCGTGGCGGGAACTTCATTGCTGAAGTCATCGATACTTACCGAATGATCCGACACCCGGTCGACTCGCTCTGGAAACAGACAAACGAGTTCGTGGGTCGGGTCGGGAAGCTCCGTAAAGTCTACAAGCGATCACATCGTGAGTACGGCAAACGCCTTTCCGACGCCTGGCTTGCCTACCAGTATGGTATCAAGCCTTTGTTCGGTGACATAAAGGACGCCAACAATGCTCTAGAGGCCCTTGGGTCTTCGACAGCTTTTGATGGTAAGCTTATCCGTGCTGCGGGATACGTTGATGGTGGTAGCTTCGGGCCTGTTACAGGTCTTAGCCTTTCGCCATTAACTAGTTTTATATCCTATCAGCAGAGCGATACGACGCGGGAAGAGGTTCGCTACCAATTTCTGCTCAAAGCTAGGCCAGTCAGTTTTGAAACTGTTCAGGAGACTCTGGGCATACAAACTGAGGATATTCTTCCAGCTCTTTGGGAGGCCATCCCCTGGTCGTTCCTTGTTGACTATTTCGTCAACGTAAACGATGTCCTTGATTCATGGAAGCTCGCGAGAGCTGTCGTGGGTTGGGGCATCCGCGGGGCGAAGAATACCTCGTCCCGATCCCATCTTTCGTGGATAAACTCCAATCTTCCTGATGGAGTCCATGTTCGGTGGGGTGTCACACCTTGGATCTTCCGTAGTGTGTACCTAAACCGTATCGCTATGTCTACGATCCCATATCCGTCGTTTGACTTCAAGTTGCCGTCTGTTGGTCAAAACTTCAACATCGGTGCCTTGTGGAACTCTATCCGTCAAACCCGACCAAGATAGCACATCCTGTGCGTCCCCTCGGCGACCCAAGATAGGGCCTACGACTCCATTCACCTTCGTGAGGATTGAGACAATGAGTATCAATGTAACATCGCCAGTGACCGGCGCGGCGCAGACAGGCCTGACAAGCCCTACCTACACCGTAATCGCCGATAACGCACCTCCGGGAAACCCGGGAAAACAGGTGGCAGTGTCAGCACTTGGCGGTACCCAGGCCGGCGTGACGGTTCATTCCGTTGCGTCACCATTCACGCTTAATTTCACTCGTGCCGCGACTCTCCGTATTCTCGGGAGTCCGAACCCTGTGACCGGCGTGATCTCCGCCATACCGATGAACACCTACAAGTGTATCACTCGAAAGGGCGTTACGCCCCTGGCCGGACAGGCGATCAAGGTGATGAATATCACCACGACCTGTGATGTACCGGCGGGCTCCGACTTGGCCGATCCGCAGAACGTTCGTGCGGGTTACTCGGCTCATATCGGTGTCCTCACCCAACAGTCTGTTGGGTTCGGAGACATGGCTGTCAACGGAATTCTCTAACCGTGGACGTCACGTTTGACTTAGCGACGCTCATCAGCGTCGAGGGACGTGTAACTTCGCAATTAAATGCGGAGCTTGCATCTCTGAAATCAGACATGCGCATCGTCGATATACGCGCCCGGGGTCTTCATATATTCGAAGATTCTTTGGGGCGTCCTCAGATTGCGTATGCATCAGATTCCGGCGGTTTACCGCTGGATGCCGTTCGACCCACCGAGCTAACGTGGGAGGATCTTCCTTATTCCTTCCGCCTCCGCGAAGAGGTCTTCGGACAAGACAACGATCTTACATGATCTAAGTCTACGTCTGTTTACTGGTTCTCCCTTGTCTATGTTGGATCAACCTGGAGTATCACCATGCGTCTTAACGCTGATGTTCTTTTCTCCAAACTACAGGCCGACCTCGGCTTAGTAATAGATACCACCCTTCCTGGGTGGTCGATAGACTCTACGGATAAGCAGGTTGCTGCTTTTTGCCTGCGCGACTCCTTGTTAAAGAAATTTAATGAGGGTGAACATCCGAGCCAACTTGCTTGTGACGCCGCCTTAGATAAATTTATAGCGGTCAATCAACGTTGCAGTGAGTGGGCTTATAATCCGGAGTTTAGCAAAG